AGCATTGCCTCTTGGATTTTGTCAATCAATTCTTGAGTGAGTTTCACTTATATTTTAGTAGATGAACACATTATAGCACAAGATTCTTAACATTGCGACCCCTTTGTCACGGACTCGCTATAATTAGTATAAACGTATACTTACTATGAACGGACGATTGAATAAGGTACAGATGTTAGCAAAGGTTATGCGTATGAAAGATGGACTACATCGTCATCAATGGTATCCCCATTGGAATGATGATGAAAGGGCAGCAGCACAGATGATATTAAACAATGTATTGGATGTTTTAGACGAGTACTGGGAATGATTTAGAAATCATATCCATTTTCTTTTTGTATCTACTAATGTATGGTTCTTTGAAGTAGGGTACATAAGGTTTTTTAGTTACCGCATACTGCAAATAAGTATAATCAAATTGATATCTATGACATAAACGATTACTAGTATCACCTAACCGTCTATGCTGTACGATACTATTGTCAAATATCAACAAGTCATCATCATTTTCCCACCAGTAATCATATGTATATTGTTGTAATCCTTTCCTTATTTCTGCTAATACTTTTTCTGCTTCAGAGTTAGACATACCTTTGATGCCTGTAACAGTATTATATGGAAAATGTAATCCTTTTATACCCGCAGGACTCTGCATTACCAAAGGTATTTCAGTGTTTGGTTCGGGGCACATATTTTTATATAACAAATTATTTTCACCCTCTACATTTATCTTTCCATCTTGAAAATTATGAATTAAAACTAATTCATCTAGTTCACTACGAAAACTATCACTTACACCATAATAATATGGTGTTGTAACCATAAAACCTGTAGCACTATTACACATGCCACGATCTCCGAGTAATGCAACACCTGGCGTGAATGCTATATCACCACTCTCATTACTGTGCCATAGTAACTCACCATGAGAGAACAAACCTGTGCCATCGCCTGTTACTCTTAATACATTACCATTCTGTACGTTGTTACCACCTATTCTAGAATATTCTTTGACTATCTCCTTCTCTTCGTTGGTAACATCTGGACTTGCTAAAATAAATTCTATACGTCCATTCGCCCATGGATACTTAGCAAAAAGACTGGCAGCATAGTTCTGCCTGTCTTTGCCCCATATTTTCATTATATTGTGAAAATATTCTTTCTTGATACCTGTAGATCTGATAATCATGACAAGTTTGTTCATATGCAACTTGCCAAGATCTATCCATTCTTTACGAGATAGATTTTTAAAATCTAAATTGTCAACAAATACACCATAACCATCAAGGTTAGGAATATTAGTTATGTGGATCATAGTATCTTATTAACCATCCTGCTGCTGCAATCAATACTATGACTACTATCAATGCGATCATTGTGGTAACTCCTTCATCATTTTTCTAACATTTTCCTTTAATTTTTCATAGAACTGAGGACCTACCTCATCTCTTGGCATCCCTAGCATACTTGCAGCATTTTTTACTTGATCTACAAGTTTCTTTGCTTCGGGATCATCAGACAACGTAACACGCATATACATTGTTTGTTGAAGTTCAATCAAACGCATCATTTTGTCTAATTGCTCTCTCTTTTGTTCTATTGAAAGGAGCAACCCCATCTTATTAATTTCCATATACAACTCTTGCATACGGTTTAATTCTTCTTGTACTACTTCTGATTGGAAAAATTTCATGCAAATTCCTGTCTGATGATACTTTTATATTTACCTTTATCTATAAAAATAAAGGGTTCGTATTTCACTACCCGATTACGGATGGGTTTCCATACGATTTCTTCTTTGATAATCTTGTCAAAGTTATCAACATAGTTGAAGATCTTATTGAAGATTGCCAATGTCTCTATGCTTATCTTACCACCTAGATGTGCTTTTAGCAAGGGTGGGTGCATACCATCTAGTATAAACAATTTATCAAACAAGTGCGAGATGTCATGTAGGGTCATCACGTCCTCTTTGAATCTATATGAGAGTGATTGTTTTCTTTTAAGATACTCTTGATAATTCTTTGCACCTTCTCTTACTAACGTGGCAGGATATACTTTGTCCTCTACTATCATATTAGCTACAAAAAATTCGCGTAACTCGTCCTCCTTAAAAGTCCTTGAAAGTTTCACAAAAAAGAATTTATCTCTACGACTGTCAAATGACTGCTGCGATGCTTTAGCAGCGTTACCATATTTGAAATAGTCGAATGTGTCTGTAGTAAAGTGAAGTTTCAGAGAGAGGTACATTTTATAGACCTCTATTCCACTCACAGTTTCAAAAATGCTTTAGATGTTCTCTTCATATAATTAAGTCTCTGTGCGTCAAACTTTAACTTCTCTTTTAATGGTTTAGATATTAATTTATTAATCCCATCCATTTCTATATTTTTGTCTTCGCAAAACTGTACGACTGCCTCAATATAGTTAAGATTGCCTTCTTTAACAATCTTCTCTATTTCTACCGAAAACTTGGCAGCGGTCATGAAATTTTCTTCAAAAACTTCGTCAATTTTACCAGTTGCCATAAGCACTCCTGTAGGCGTCAATGTACTCTTTGAGTCTGCGAGCATACTTAAACTTGTCATAAATTTCAAATACCTGTGGTTCGCCTGTTTCGCAAGCGATGATAGTTACGAGTTTCTTTGGTGTCAAACCAGTTAACTCTTGAAACATTATAGCATAAGCTGTCTCTTGTGAAAAGTAGTCATCAATCCACTCTTCACGTTTAGTCTTAGTTGAGGTTTTGAAATCTATAATTGCTAACTCGCCATTGTATTCTGCAATACAATCAACTCTTCCTGCCATCTTTAATAGACTAGAACACAAAGGTGCTTCTAGGGCATGAATATTATCAATACTATCTAGGTAGGGTTTAATTTGATAGAATAACCCCATAGATAGTGGATCGTCTTTATATTTGCTTATTGACTCGTTACCAAGATATAACTCACACAACTTGTGGCACTTGTTACCTCGTGTAGATGCACGTTTGGATATTTTATTTGCTTCTTCTTCACCAACTTTCTTTCGCCACTCCATAATGGACTTCTTCTTAGAATGTCCTATTACAGTTGTGACAGAAGGGTAAAAAGTATCACCAACACGATACCTTCTACCCTCTTTTGTAGTTGTTGCTTTTAACTCTGGAAAGTTATGTATGTTTAAATGTTTAAATGCCAAGATTCAATTTACTAATCAAATAAGATTTGACTAGACCAGATCTCACGATATCGTCAATGCCAAACTCAATACTTTCAAACTCATCCATGTCGTCAATAATCTTTTTGAAGTCCATGATACCAGTTTTCTCATGTGCCTTAATAAGATCACTCTGTGCAGCATCTCCTGCAAAAATAATCTTACTGTTTACACCTAGTCTTGTAATTATACTGTCTAATTCATGAAAATTCAAGTTTTCAGACTCATCAACCAAGACTATACTATTATCTATAGTAGTTCCACGGATGAAACTTGTAGACCAGAATGATATAGTGTCCTGTGCTTTTAAATTAGCATATAGCATTTCAAATGAAGGATCATCTGGCATCTCGAACATATATCTTACCATATTCTTATATGGTATCTGATATAAATTTGCCTTGTCCTCATGGTCGCCAGGCAAGAAACCAATCTCTCTAGTAGGAACCAAAGACCTCACAATATACAACTTATTGTAGGGTGTAGACTCATCTAGAATACTCTTGAGTGCAAGGTATAGAGTAATAAAGGATTTACCAGTTCCTGCTGCACCAAACAAGAACATATGCTTATTATTTTGCCATGCCTCATACACCTTCTCTTGTGCGGGTGTAAGGGGTTTTATGTCTAATAAATGGTCTGCTCCTATTGGTTTTTTTCTCATTTGTCTGGATGATAGTCCAACCATAGTTGGTTGTTTCTTGCTTTTTACAGGCATACTAGAGTTTGTCGAATTTGGCGTAAGGGTGGTGTTTCTTGACGTTGTTTAAACGATCTTTGAAACCTTGTGGAAGTTTGTTTTGATAATCACCAACTTCACTGACAGCGGATGCTACTCCTGCTTGCCAGTTCTTCTCCCATTCGG